AACTCGAGGCGGCCGCGGATGGCGCCGCTTGCGCCGTCGCCGGGAGTCTGGAAGCCGGAGCCGGGGAAGAAACCGCCATCGAGGCGCACGTTGTTCTTCCAGGATGTTTCGAGCGACACGATGTTCTTGTTCGAGACGTAGTTGACGCCGTTGATCGCGAGCGCCAGCGACGCCGAGGGCAGCAGTTTTTCGACCGTCGCCGCCGGCATCGTGATGCCCGAGGGCTCGACGTACTTGCCCGAGCCGACGAACTCGACCGTGATCTTCGAATTCGCGCGGCCCGGGCCCGAGCCGATCGAGATGGTCCAGCCTTCGACCACGCAGCCCACGGCCATGCGGTCCACGACGACACCCGCGCCCGGGCGAATCTGCTCGACGAAGCTGAAGTAAGGCAGCTCTGCCGCGTCGCCGTTCGCTGGGAACAACGGCGTGCAGGTGTAGGTGAAGTTCGGCGCCGTGCCCGACTTGACCACCTTGCCGAAACCGAACGCCATCGCCCAGGCGCCGATCTCCGCGCCGAGATATTTCTCGAGCGTGCCGTTCACGTCCCACGAAGTCTGGAACGATTGCGTCGGGAACTCGTGGCCTTTGCCAAACTCCTCGGCGTCGTTTTCGGTGTTTAGCTTCGGGTTGGCGAGCTGCGCGTTCAGCTTCCGCAACTGCCACATCTGGACGCCGGTGTTGGGCGTAGAGATGTCGGCCTGCTTCTGCTTACCGAAGCAGATCTGGATTTCCTGCATCCGCGTGACGGACATCAGGCGTCCCCTCCTCTTCCGTGACTTGCCGCCAGCCACGCACCATGAGCGGCACGATCTTCGCCGGCGTAGCTTCCACTGCCTGCACCTCGCCCTCGGGCGAGCACATGAGTACGGTTTCAGTCATCTCCCATCTCCGTGAAACTCAGCGGGACTTCGAAGTAGTCGAGCCCCTCGGCGTCAGTCTGCCGCTGGATCTGCGGCAAGTCCATCGGGTGGCAGGACGGGTGCACGGTGACATTGAGCATTGGGACACCCGCCGATGCCGGCACGCCCTTGGTGATCAGCCGGAACAGCCGGTAGTAGGCGGTGGGCGGGTCGCCCTCGAAGGTCTCGCGCGCCCGCAGGTAGAGCGTGACCTGGTGACGCCAGACATCGACAGTGCCGAAGCTCGACGGCTGCGTCCCCTGCCAGGCGGACATGATGCCCGGCGCGGGCATCTCATGAATCGCCGCTGCCAGACTCGCGCGCTTCGGATACTGATCGTGATAGGCGAAGATTCGCTGCCCATCGCCCTCCATCTCGGCGACCAGTTCCGGGATATCGCGGAGCAATGCGACCAGGTTGTCGACCAGTTCTGCCGGATTGATCATCGCTGTTTTCCACCCAGGCTGCGTTCGAGGAGCAGCCGCGGCTTGATGGCCTCAAGCATCTTGCGCGCCGCTTCGACGACGGCCGCTTTGTTCTTCGGCGAGAACACCATCCACTCCTCGTGTTTCTGGTTGGCCCAGGCCTTGATGCGGTTCTTGCGGGTCGAGACGCTGGCCTTGGCCCGGTTCTCACTCACCGTGCGGACCTGGAAGTTGCGGAGCAGGTCGCCCGAGAAGGTCAGGTTGCGCCGGTTGCCCTTGCCCTTCCGGGTCTTGAAGATCGCGTAGCGCTTGGTGAGCGGCTTGGCCGCGGAATCCTCCGGGCCTTGCGCGGCGGCGAGCCGCGCCTTCACCGCCGCGACGCCGGCAGAGCCCAGCTCATACATTTGCCGCTGGCGGAAGTTGAGCAGATCGAGCCGCAGTTGCTTCTTCTGGTAGACACGCACACTCGGCATGAGTCACCCGGAAACAACTTCCGCGCAATTGCGCGGAAGTCTCGACTTGTGGAAGATCTTCCACAAGTCAGCCCGTCTTGCGGAGCCGGAGCACGGCTGCGCCCTCGGCATCGGCCTCGATGTCGAACACCTTGTACCGAGTGCCTTCGATTTCGACTTCGTCGCCGCGCATGGGCGGCGCAGGCAGATCCGCCAGCCGCACGAACAGCACGGCATACACACCCGGTGAGGCGTCCTCGGTCTCCCGCGCCGGCTGAAACACCGCGCGGACGAAACCTTGCCCACCGGCCTCAGGCAAGTAGGCGACCTCCCGACCAAAGGCCCGCAGGCAGGCCTCATCCACCCGGCTCACCTGATCCGCGAACGCCATCAGGAGAGGAATGCGCCGTTCAGCCGCACGCGGCCCGTGGCGTCCCCGTCGGCCGCAGCCCTCGCAGCCACACCGATCAGCTTGTTGCTGGCCGCGGTCTTCGTTGCGCGCTTGTTGGTGTTGTCCCAGTAAACAAGATCGCCGGCCGACCAGGCCGTGCTGCCACCGGTCTCCCGCGTCAGGTCAAAGACGCCCTCGACCTGGAACTCCCCTTCGGCGCCGCTCGCGCAGTCCGCGGCGGCCACGCCGAAGATTGAGCCGACCAGCGCGCCGCCACCCGAGCTCACCGCGTAGGGCGCGGTGAGCGTCAACGTTTCGCCCTTCTGCACGTAGTTCTTCATATTTCAGTCCTCCTCGATTACGCGCCCGCGTTCTTCTGAAGCCCGCGCCAGTCGATGGCCTTGGCTCCGAAGTCGAGGCGCGCCTTGATTTCGACGCCATCCACATCGAAGCCCTGCCGCGTTTCGATGTACACGCCGTCCTGGCCTTCGAGATAGGCATATTCGACGGTGTCGATCTGATCCGGCGAGGCGAACAGATACCAGGCCGCCGTGCTCGCAGCATCCAGGCGCGGTTCGGCAATCGGCGTCAACGCGCGGATGTAGTCCGGCACGAGATCGGCCGACTTCGCCGGCGCGAGGTTCGGCGCGATCATCTGGAACGCCGTGAGCTGCAACGCCACCGGCACCACCAGGTAGCGCGGCTGCACGTTCAACACCGTGACGCCGTCCAGACCCTTCTGCTTGGCCATCGCCGCCATGCCCGCGCCGAGGCCGGCCAGCGCCAGCGCGCTGCCCGCGCCCGTGTTGAGGTTTGCGTGGTTGGCATGGAACAGCGTGACGCCATCGCCCATCGCCGGGTTCGAGGTGATGATGCCCCACACCGTATCGCTTTCAAGCGTCGCCGCCGCCACGCCGAAGCCCGCCGGGATGCGCGTGAAGGCGCTCAGATCGTCGTTGATGATCGTTTGGCGCGTGATCGAGACGATGCGGCCATAAGTCGCGAGCTTGTAGGTCTCCTTCGATTCGGCGATCGAGCCGTGCGTGAACTCGCCCTTCTCATTCACCTTCATCAGGCTCGGCGCTTCGCCCAACTGCACGGCGTTGATGTTCTTGAAATCGACCGCCGAGCGCCGCCGCGAGAACGGCAGGAAGGTGCGCGGGTAGGCCTCGTAGGCTTGGCGCAGCGTCTTGTTGGCGACGTCGGCGAGGATCGAGGGGAAGTCCGAGGTCGAAAGCGCCAGCTTGGCGATCTCGTGGCGCGGCAGCCGTTTGGTGCGCGTGCCGGAGGTCTCCAGGCACTCCTTGGCCAGATCGAGCAGCGTCTGCCCGGCCCAGTCGCGGCCCAGTTCGTCCTTCAACGGGAAGACCGCCGGATCGTAGCGGTGCAGCAGCGCCGCCATGATCCCGGCGCGGCGGGTCTCGGTTTCATCGCGAGTGACCACGGCGGCCGCGCTGCGGATCGGTGTAGTGTCGCTCCGTTTCGCGAGTTCATCGAGCGCCAGCTTGCGGAACTCCTCAAGCGAAGTGCCCGCTTCCACATGTTGAGCCACGAGCCGCGCCTCGAGGCCGAGCGTGCGGCCGACCTTCTCGATTTCCCGGATGCGCGTGCGTTCGGCCAGCGCCGCGGCCTGCCGCTCGGCATCCACGTTGATTTCGACACGGGCTTGGTCGCCCGCGTCCACGATGGTTTCGTCCATCTTCTGCTCCTGTAGGCCAGTTGCCCGTTCGAACCTGAATCCCGCGCCCGGATCGGCGCCGATGGGCACCAGCGAAACTTCCTCGGGCTCCCAATCGGTGACGAGCACCTGGCGCATTGCTGCCCCCTGCGGCGTCACATCCTCGACCGCGTGAATCGCCACGCCCATCGAGGCGTTGCGCAGGATGCCGTCCTGGACGTCCTGCCAGACCGGATCGACATCAGCGCGCTTCGAGAAACGCACCGTCGCCTTGCCCTGGCCGTTCTCGACCCACGCGCGGGTGATCACGCCGATGACGTCGTCGACGGTGAAGTCCCGATGTGAGTTGAGCAGCGGCGCCGAACCGCTCGCGAGGCGCGCCATGCGAATCGCGCCCGGCTCCATCGAAAAGCGCATCTCGAACGGGCCGCGCGCGTCGTAGCGGCGGACCGAGGCGCCCGTGTACCAGGCGAGCGTTGCGGTGCGCTCCTCGCGGTCGGCTGGAGCCAGCGCCTCAAACTGGGCTTCCAGCCGTTCTCTCGTTGGGGTCATTCTGAAGCTCCTTCTGTTGGGCGCCGCTCTGGGTGACGCGGCGCGGGTCGCAGTCGAGCACGATGCCGCGCTCATCGAGCAGCCGGTTGATCTCGGCGATCTGATCGAGCTGCGCGTCGGGATCGTAGCCCTGCTCGGCGATCGCCTGCCGCAGCGTCAGCGTGCCCGTGCGCAGCCGGTTTAGAGTGGCGACCGAGTCTTTGTACGGATCGACGCTGCCGAAGCCGGGCGGCGTCCACTCGGCGCGAAACGGCCCGGGCTCGGGGATCGCGCCGGCGGCATAAGCCACCGTGAGAAACCGCTCCCAGACGGGCGTGCAGAACATCGGAATGAAGGTCAGCCACCGGAAACCTTCGATGCCGTTACGGAAACTGAGAAGCCCGGCGCGGTAGCTCGAGTAGTTCACGCGCGAGAGATCGCCGGTCAACTGCTCGTAGGTGAGCTGCAAGCCCGTGGCGATTTGCGCCTGCTTCGCCGCGACGTAATCACGGTAACCGGCAGAGGCAGACGGCGAAGCGAAGGTGATCTCCTCGCCCGGCTTCAGGTATTCGATCATGCCTGGTTCGAAGCTTTCGACGCGCTTGCCGGTTGCCGGATCAGGGACGCTCGGTGCGATCGGCGGCCCGTCCGGCCCTTGCGGCTGTGTCACGAACGCGGCGAAGCAGGCTTCGATCTTCTTGCGGACCAGCTCGGCTTCTTCGTACTCGTCGAGGTCGCGCAGCGTCACTACCACCGGCGCAAGCCACGGCACGCCGCGCACCTGGCCGGGCCGGTCCTTCCGATAGATGTGCAACACCTCCGAGGCAGGCACGCGGATCGATTGAAGCGACGCCCCGCCGCGCACGCCGGTCTGCACGACGTCGCCGGGATGCTGGCCGTAGAGCCAGTAGAAGATGCGGCGGCCCACCAGATCGAACTCGACGCCCTGGATGATGTAGCCGGTCTCGGTCTTCTGCGTCTTCGTGTGGTCGAGGTAGTCGGGCTCGAGCACCTGAAGCTGCAACGGAACCGCGAGGCCGTCGCTCTCGCGCCGCTGCCGGAAGCGCACCAGGCACTCGCCGCTTTCAAACACGGTCCGCGCGACGAGCGCCTGAAGTCCGTAGAAGTCAAGCTGCCCGTCGGCGTCGCACTCTTCGATCCACCTGGCCCAGGCGGCGTTGATCACGCGGTCCAGGTCCGGCTCGCCGCGCCGCGCCTGCGCCGTGATGCCCGTGCCGATGGCGTTGCCCACCACCTCGGCTACCGCGCGCGCCGCGTAGGCGTTGTTGCGGATCAGGTCGCGCGAGCGTTCGCGCAGCTTCGCGAGTGCCACCGAGATCTCGGCGTTGGCCGAGTTGCCGGTGGTGACCCAGCCTCCTGTGCGGCGGTCCGTGCGTGCGCCCTCGTAGGCGAGGCGCACGAAGTCCGCGGCCCGCCGCGCGCGAATCCGGCGCAGACCCGTCTCGGGCGACACCCAGGCGATCGCTTTGTCGAGCCAGTTCATCCTTTTGATGTCTGGGCGAAGCTGAAACGGTCCGTCGCCGTGCCGGATTCCGCGGCCAGCGCGTCCCGGATCACCGCGCGGGCCTGGAGCAGTTCGTCCATCGAGCGGTAGGTCACCGTGCGGTCGCCGAAGCGCACGGTCAGTTCGCCGCTGGCGATCGCGGCTTCGATCGCATCCAACTGCTGTTGAGTCCAAGCCACCTACGTGCGTCTCCGCTTGAAGTAGAACGTCGCGCGCGTGCCAAACTCGCGCACGACGGCCACCAGTTCCCACCCTTGCGCGCCGTAGTCGGCGAGCAAGGCCGTCGATTCCGCCTCGGTGGTAATCACCAGGTACTCCCACACACCGCGCATGCTCTGAGGCTCACTCCGCACCTTCATCGAGACAGCCACTTCCTTCCCCGCTCGCCGAGCCACTTTGCGCGGTCGGTGTCATCCTCCGGCACGGGCCGGGGCCGGTTCGCCGCCAGGATCCGGTCGGCTTCGTTGTCGAGCGACAACCCCATCGAGACGAGCGCCCGCAGCGCGGCGTAGGCGTAGACGCGCGCATCGAGCGCCTCCTGCCTCACACCCGGCTTCGGCCGCCACTCGCGCTTTGGCTGGCCCTTGGCATACGTGGTCACCAGCACCTCGCCCAGGAGCTGCTCGAAGTAGCCTTCCTCGCGATCCGCGGGGAAGTGCGAATACCCGGGTGTGCCGGGCGTGGGATTCTTCAGTCGCCCGTAGATCGTCTCCTTCGCCGTGTCGGTGCCGACGATCCACGGCTTCTCGCCACGGATGTTCTTCGACGTCGGCTTTCGTTGCCACACGGGCAGTGGTCCGCCCTTGCCCTTCACCGCAAAGATCCGCCGGTGATAGCGCGTGCGGCAGAACTCATACACGGCCTGCGATTCATAACCCGAATCGATCGAGCACGCTGCCACGGGCAGCGAGATCCCCGTCTCATGGGGCCACCGCCGCTCAAGGTAGGTGTCCAGTTCCTGCCAGACCAGCGCGCCCGATGGATCGCCCGGCAGTACGCGGTATTCAATCGACCACGACTCTTCGCCGCGTCCCCAGCCGACGAGTTCCAGTTCGAGCCGGTCTTTCTGCACATCGACGCCGGCGGTCAGCACCACGCCGCCATACGGAACCGCCGCACGGTAGTGTTCGCGCCGCGCCATCACCGTCGCCTGGCCGACCGTGGTTTCGGCGGCGTCATCCCAGGGCTCGGCGAGCACGGTGTTGACGAACTCGCGCAGCGTCTCGATCGACTTCCTGTCGGCCAGGAACTTCTTCGCCAGCGCGCCCCACTTGCGCCACGGCGAGTACAGGCCGTTGATCCAGAAGCCCGCGATGTCGGCCACCTCGGGCCGCGCCGCCCGCCACTCGCCGGCCTTGAGCATCTGGTGCTTCTGCCAGTCGGCGATCAGCCGCGAGCAGTGCTCGCAGCGGTACTCGGCCTTCTCCGGCGCATCCTTCGGCCAGACAAGGTTGCTCCAGGCGAGCACCTGGTACGCGCCGCAGTGCGGGCACGGCAACCAGAAGCTCTGCTGGTTCGAGTTGAGCCAGGCCTGCTCAATGCGCGAGGCGCCCTTGGTCGTGGGCGTCGAGCACAGCACGATCTTGCGGTTCCAGAAGTTCGCCGTGCGCGTGATGGCCAAGTTCACCGGATCGCCCTCGCTGCCCGCGCTCGCCGGATAGCGGTCCACTTCATCGAGCAGGCAGTAGCGGATCGAGCGCATCGCGAGACCCGCCGGAGAGTTCGCCGCCGCGAGCGTAATCGAGCCGCCCAGAAACTTCTTGTGCAGGATCGTGTTATTCGAATCGCGCGATCGCGCATCGGCCACCTTGCCGCGCAGGCACGGCGTGTCGCGCAGCATCGGCGCCAAACGGTCCTTCGAAAATGCCTCGGCATCCACCTCGCGCGGCTCCACCAGCAGCACCGGGCCAGGATCGAGCTCGACGACGTAGCCGAGGAAGTTCTCGAGCATCGAGCTCTTTCCGCTCTGCGCCGCCCACATCATCACGACGGTTTCGTAGGGGCTCGCCGGGCCCATGGCGTCCATCACCGCGCGCTGGTACGGCGCCCGGTCCGTGCGCCACTCGCCTTTCTCCGCGGCCGACTCCGACGACAGCCGCCGGTTCTGATCGGCCCATTGCGAAACCGTCAGGTCCGGCGGCGGCAGCAGCACATCGGCCGCCAGAATCTGGATCTCGTCAACGCGCATGCTGGACGGCGCTCCGGGTATCGTTCAGCAAGACACGCGCCTCCCGCATCAGCACGTCCCACACCTGGCGTTCGTCGGTGAGCGGGGCGACTTCCGGCGCGACGCGGTTCGGCCACGCCATCACGGTCTCTTTGATCGCCACGAGGATCGCCTCGATCCGCTGGCGGAACAGATCCGTCTCCATCAGCCTGCCCATCCGCTGGTCGTACTCCATCTTGCGGAGACGGGCCTTGAAAACCATGTCGGCGGTCTTGGCCTGCGCAAACGTCGTCCCCGTGGGCGCGGTCTCAAGCGGTGCGGCGGCCACGCGTTCGGAGACTGGCTCGGGCCGGTCATCGAGCACGGCGTCCGAGGCAGCCGCGTCCACCTTGCCGCCGCGCATCACCAGCACGCCGGCCTTGGCGAGGCGGCTGATGTACTGGCGGCTTTTCGCGCGATGCCGCGCGTACTCGGCCTGCGTCATCAACCTGTCCGACATGTGTGGCCCTATCTGTTTGAAACGTCGCGAGATTCAGTTGTTCGATTTCGCTTGATTGTGCCGCGCCCCCGAGCGATGAATGGAGTCGCTATGAGGAACACCAAAGCGCAACCGGCCACGCAAACCGCCGCCGGCTGCTACGCCGAGCGGCACGCCGAAGCCCACGACTTGATCAAGCGCATCGTCGCGCGCCTCGCCGAGCACCAGAAGCGGCAGGCCACCGCGCCCGCAGATTGGGGCTACGCGGGCGACCTCGGCCGCGTCACCGAGCAACTCGCCTACGTGCTGGCAGACTTGGGCGACCGCAGCGCGGTCGACGCCAAAGGCATGGAGTACTGAACATGACCCGCGAAGAACTGATCGCCTGGGCCACCCGCAACGGCTGGAAACTGGACCGCTGGGGCCACCTCAAGAAAGAGTTCGACAACGGTTGGCATCGCCTGAAGCTGAGCCGCATCGCGGTGCGGCATGAACTGCACACACCTTGGGGCTGGGCCAGGATTGCCAGCGGCTACTACAAGAACCTGCACTTCACGGCCGACGATCAACTCGCCGGCATGACCCGATAGAAAGGCTACCCGCAATGACGACGTTTGCCATCGATACCGACAACACCATCACCGCCTACCTCGCCGGAGAGGCGATCCCCGAGGGCCAGGCGCGATTCGCGAGCGAAAAGGAACTGGCGAAACTCGCCGCCAACTGGCCCGTTGAGCGGCTGGTCGAGATCTGGAACAACTTTGCCGGCGTGCCGCCCTTCGGCGACTTGAAACCGGTGAAGAAGTTCACCGACCGCAAGACCGCCGTCGCGCGGATCTGGCGCGCGGTCCAGGCCCTGACGCCCACCGCCGCGCCACAAGCCGCCCCTGTCGCACCGAGAAAGACCAAGAGGACCAGGGAGGCCATGGCCAGCGACGCGGCGAAACCCGCGCGAGAGGGTTCCAAGAAGGCCATCGTCCTTGAGTTCCTGCGCCGGCCTGAAGGGGTCACCTTGCAGGAGATCATGTCCGCCACCGGCTGGATGGCGCATTCGGTCCGCGGCTTCCTCTCCGGCGCACTCGGTAAGAAGATGGGGCTCACGGTCGAGTCCTTCAAGACCGCCGAAGGCGCGCGCGCCTACCGCCTCAAGGCCCAGTAGCATCCAACCTCCCACATTGCCGCCAGCTTCAATCGCTGGCGGTTTCTCTCTTCCGCTCGATCAGAGCTTCCAGGCGCTCCTCAAGCAAGGCCTCCCGCAGGTCGGCTTCCGCTTTTCTGAGGTACAGACCGTTTAGGCGCAGAATGATGCGGTTCTCGAGTTCGGCCAGTTCCTTGCGCACCTCGGCCAGCAGCGCCCGGTTCTGGAGACTGACGTAGGTAGCGATGAGCCCCGAGACCAATCCGATGGCCGGCACGATGGCAGTCAGGAGCCGTTCATCCATTGCTCACGCTCCCGCTGCAAGATCCGTAACTCCTGCGCCCAGTCGTGCAGCGCCAGGCACAGCCCTGCGACGTCCGGGTGGCCGGCGCGAAGCAGACGCTCTGCCTCAGCCATCTCGCGCTCGCAGCGTTCGATCTCACGATCGAGCCTGCATTCGCTCGCTGTGGATTTCATCGAAGCTGCGTCCATCGCCT